CATTAGGAATCACGAAGCCATGAACTCTTCCATCTTCTTCGACAGAATCTACCCAACTTTGTATCTGTGCTACTCTTTTTTGTATCAATAAAAATTCTGCTATAAGTTTTGCCTCTGGTATATTGTCGATTTCATATAAAGTTATTTCATCTACTATTGGCTGTCCTGTTGGAGTAAATTTTTTAGGCTTCCACCCAAAATCTATAAGATACTCTCCTATTTGTTTCCTAGAGCCTAAATTAAATTCTTGTAATTCTTTTCTATAAAAAGGCTCATAGTTTTTAGTTTTGAGAATCCTATCGTACTCATCTTGTCTTAAACCTCTTTTAGATAGAGTGCCGTCTTTTTTCATTGTAGGTATTATAAATTTAACATCAAGCATTCTAGGTAGAAATACTTTTTTTACCTCTCTCTCTATGGCTTCTACTCTTTCTCTCAAAGAAGCTAATAAAATTTCAGAAGCTACAGAATCAAATTTAAAACCATTAAGCTCTTGTTCTTTTATTATAGGAGCCACATCATGCTCTAGTCTCATAGATTCCTTACTAAATTCCTTAGATAATCTGACTAAATTACTATAAATTCTAGTATTAACTTTTACATCTTGAACACAATAATCTAACATTTCTTCAGAAAAAGAATCGAACTGTTCAAATTCTATTTTATTTATCCCTAATGTCTGACCCCAAGCCTCTAAAGAGTGGCCTCCTTCTCTTACTGGATTAAACAATCTAGATAATACTAATGTATCTACTACCTTACCTTCATAATCAAAGTTTAATAATTTTTTTAGGACTGGTAAATCAAAACCAATAATGTTATGACCTATAAGTTTATCTGCTTGTGCTAATAGTTTTAGACCTTTTTCTAAATCATCTGGTCTAAATTTATATACTTTTTTAGTTTCTATATCTTGTGCAACTATACACCAAACTTTTGTAGCTTTAATATCATCAGTTTCTATATCAAAAACTAAATTCAAAAATCCTCTCCAACATATTCATGCTCTACCAATCTTCCTGTTTCAGATTGATATATAAGTTGACAAGCCACACCAACATCACCTGTATATCTTGATTTTAAAACTCTAAGTTTAGTTGTGTTAGCTTCTTCTTCATTTTCGGATTGTTGATTTCTCTCTAATGCAATAACACAATCTGATAATTGAGCTATACTTTGTGATCCTCTTAAATGTGAAAGACTTACCTCTATGCCATTCTCATGTCCTTTGTCACTAGAAGTTCTTCTAAGATGTGAAACCAGCACAACACCGGCTCCTGTTTCCTCTACTATACTTCGCAATCTGGTCATAATGTTGTCAATAGCCCTTCTTTCATCTCCTTCTGATACAGCTGTCACTAGCATGTGTAAATGATCTATAATCACCCATCTACAATCACAGCTTATTATCATAAACCTAAGTTTTGAAAATATTTCTTCAATGTCATTCGTTCCAAAATGAGCATGAATCCACACTCTGTTTTTATTTTCTCCGTCATAAAGAATTTTAAAAAAATTATCTACTTCATCCTCACTAAAAGTTTCTCTAACTTGATCTATGTATAGTCTAGCATTTGCTTCAATAGACAAAATGCCATCAATTGTTCTTCTCCAATCTTCTTCTAGAGCTATAATACCAACATTATCTTTGGTGGTTTTTATTAGATGGTGTTCTAGCTCTCTAGTCACACTCGATTTACCTAATCCTGTACCTCCTGTCAAAGTCAATAATTCTCCTTGTCTTAGACCATATAGTTTTTTATTTAGGCCCTCCCACATAAATGGCACAGATTCTTTCTTTTCTCTTTTTTTGTAATCAGTATTTTTTTCAGACACATTAATTACACCTGATGGGGTATAGGTTTTAGAATCCCAATAAGCTTGTGTAAAAGCTTTAATTTGATTCTGTCTTAACATATCATTAGCATCTTTAAAACCTTCTGGTATGGACATAATTTTAGCTTTTCCCGGCTTGAATAGTTGTGCTACTTTGTTTGCAGCTTCTTTACCATGCACATCATTATCAAAACAAATAATTATTTCTTCAAAGCCCTCTAAAAATTCTAGACTTTCCTTAACATCTTTTACAGCTCCCTGTGATCCAGTCCTTATAGAAACAACTTCCCACTTTTTACCTAGCAATTGATAACCGGCCATAGCATCACATTCACCCTCAGTCAACAATACTCTTCTACCCTGCTTGAATAAGTTTTCTCCAAATAAACCTGCTCCTGAAAAACTACCAGATACAAAAAAACTTTTATCTTTAATATATCTAGTTTTTGTAGCTACCAACTCATGTTGATTGTAGTAAGGATAATGGTGTTGTTTTATGTCCCCATGTTCATCAAGAGTTACTTTGACACCATACTTTTGTGCCACATCTTTGCTGATGCCACGATCAGTTAGAGCATGATAATCAGTATCTCCCTCCGGCTTACAATCTTTATCTGGTATAGATGATGAAGGCTCCTCATAATTTTTAAAAAATTTACCACAACTGAAACATTTTGCTGATCCATCATCATTGACACTTACTGCATCTTTAGAGCCACAGGCATGACATGGCTGATGTAATTTTACAAATCCCATATTTATCTCCTTTGTATATTATTTATTTTCTTGTTTTGATTTAGGTTGCACTAAAGCATCAGCTTCTTCAACTTTTTCTTTGATAAAATTTTGTAGGTTATCTCTACTAAAAACAAGAGAGTCAACTATTATATTTAAGGTAGAAACTCTAGAAATATTTGTTTCTACAGCTCTCCTAGTTTTTTCATCTTTGATTAACTCTGTATCATAGCTATTAAATTCATTTGCTATGACTTTATTATCTTTATCTAATTTTGGAAATCCGATTATCATTTGTCCTCCTTAAAAATCTAATCCGTCTTCGTTTGCTTCAGTTGGGTCTTCGTCACCCTCTGGAGTATATTCTTTTAATTCTAATATTTTTACCTTAGAAATCATGTAATTTGTAAATTTACCATAGCTATTTTCTATTGTATAAATATAGTATTGTATTTTAGCTCTTGTGCCATTACCTACTATAACATCTCTTCCATTGTCATGAAATTTGAAAGGCTGCCCCTCTTCAGTTATAACAGGTGGTGGTGGATTTTGTGTGCCATCTTTTCTCTGTGTGTATTGCTTAAAATAAATACTATCTGCAATACCATTATCTTCCCAAGACTTCATTTTAATATTCATTTCTTTAGCTTGGGTAATTTCTTTTTTATCTACCGGACATAAATAAGCCTCATAGATACCTTCTTTTTTAAATTTAGTGTTAGGTCTGTTCAGAGATGGATAAAACAAATGTCCTTCCATAACATGTTTAACAAACTTACCACTCTCATCTTTAATTTGTTTAGCCATTTTCTACCTCCTTTGTTTTTGAAATTAAGACTAAAGCATCATAATGCTCAAAAAGACAAGATACAGGTCTAATTATATATAAATTACCTGCTCTTAGTGTTTCATAGCAAACTTTATTTCTATAAAAATCTGCATAATTTTTAAGAACATAATCTTCCCACTTTCTATATTGATCTGTGGACAGACTAATTGGTTTACCATACATTAAATGATGATCCATATTACACATAAAAAAAATTATAGAAGATCAGTCTGAGTTTTGCAACTCTTGTCTTCTATATTCCTTTGCAGTTATTAGAATATCTAAATGGTTATAAATACGATAACCAATAAAATCTTCTATTAAATTTTCACATAAAGCATGAAGTTCTTGTGCTGACAGTCTTTTTATCTTTTCGGCAACTTGTTCAGCTTTTTGAATATCTTGATCAGATTTTGACATACTTATCCCTCCATGTGTAAAAATAAATAATAACCTAAAAAGTCAATTAACATTAACTCTATGGGCTTACTACCCCAACACTCGAAAGCATGAGTTTCAAATTTAGCTATCAGTTCTTCATCAAATGCTATATCTTTCGGCCAATTTGCAGTCACAAATTCTGCAATTTGTTCTTTGATCATATCATTAGTTAAATCTTCATTCATAGTAATTCTACCTCCTTAAATTTATTTACTATACCTAAAAATAATATTGCAACTGCAACACTATTCAACATAATTAAGGCTCTGTCGTTCCATAAACAAGAAACAACGAGCCACAAACTACAACCTATTATACTAAAAAATAAATCGTAATTGTTCAAACCAGAGGCCCTTGATATAATCCCCATTAAAAGAATTAAACTAGCACACCATTTTATATACCAATCTAATGTCTTTTTCTTTTTAACCATTTTCTTCTCTTAACAATAACCAATCAGCAACGATTTCTGTAGCTGTATCATTGGATAATTTGAATTTGTTTTGTAATTGTGCAGGGTAGCCATCAATGTTGGCAACAGAGCTGTCTGTGATCTCGTCTAAAAATGTGAAGTATGTTTTTATATTATTTTCCATAATTAAATTAATTTAGTGGCAGTTTTTTGAGCAGCTCTGCCAACTACTGCCTATCTTGGATTTATACTCTTGCTCTAGGCTCTCAAGAGTTTTAGGTAGTCGCATGATGGTTTCTAGCACTTATTTGCATTTCATCCTTGACTTCCCTCGTCACTCCATATCCCCGAATTAAATCTAGGATTTATAATGGTGCAGACTTCAAGATTTTATAAAGGCTCATTACCTACCTAAACTAAAAGCAAGGTGTTGCTTATATGCTTTCTAATCTACTGACAACCTAATGTTTTCAATCTCAAGCAAACTGTAACATCCTTTAAGTCCTGCAGTATTTTAGGACACCTTGCAAACTTTTTAATCCTCCTCCTCGTCTTTTTTTATTTGGATATAAGTCACTACTATACCTCCAATAATTACAAACAAGACTAAAGTTATTATTATTGCAAAAACTACACCACTAAATAAGCTATAGTAAGTTTGCATTTGAATATAATCATTTACTTGTATCATTTTTTATCCTTAGTGTTTTTTTCATTTTGATCTAATTTATTATTTCTCCAACTTTTACTACCATATATGAAGTCTGTAATTTTATCAATATGTTTTTTTCTCTGCTCATATATTTTTTCTTGTATTTTTTTACTCATTCTTCCTCTAATTCAAAACCATGGCCACCACTGTCTGAGCTGATTTCATAAGCCTCTAATTCAAAGTCGAAATCAAGTTCTTTTATCTTATTTTCTGCAAGGGCAATAGCCTCATGTTCATCTATACAATTAAGTACTTCTACATCAAGTACAGCATGTTTAAAAGTGACACAATAATCTTTCCTTTTAACTTCATCTTTCTTTTTATTTCTACTCATTTTTCCTCCATTAAGTGAAAATCTTCTAAATGTTTCAAAGCTTTAAGTAGCTTTTCTATTTTATTTATCTTGTTTTTATTATTTTTAATATAATCATCAACTATTATTTCTAATACATCTTTATAAGAAACTAAATTTAATAAAAGTTTTATCTTTTTTAGTTTAAGAATAGTTTTTTTGTAAACTTTAATATCTCCATAAACTCCATTAGTGTTCTTCCATTCTTTGTATTTGTCGTATGCTATAAATTTTTTAAACTTTTTAATTTTTGTTTTCATTGTAATTCAATATTAATTGCCTCCAGTTATAATTATCATCTTTGTCATATATGGGATCAGGATCATTATATGAAGATAAAATGCTATGCATTCGGTCTGCAATACAATCATTTTTCCATATATGAGAATCGTTTGGGTATTTATCAGCAAACTCTTTTATAGAAAGGCAATAAAATTCTTTTGCTATTGTTTTTGCTTGTATTTCGCTATCACACATAGAAAGAAAATCTTCTCTACATTCTTCTAATTCTTGAATAGACAAATTACCAAAACAATGTACTTCAAATTCATTACTCATGTTTTCCCCTCCGTTTCTTCTAAGTGATTTATCAAAGCATATAGTCCTGCCTTGATACCTGCATGTTCTGATTGAGTATGACTATCATTTACCCATTCATCATCTGCAATAATATCTTCTGCGATATTTTTTATTCTTTGTAATGTTATCATTCTTCCTCCTCAGGGTTATTATCTTGTATTGTTTTTTCGAAATCTGTCATGGCCATCTCCCAAGGTCCATAATGTTCAGTTTGTGTCAACCAGCCACGAACTTCCTTGAGATCATATAGTTTGACTTCATTACAATCGATGTTCCCCACCTGATAATATCTGTCCTTCGGAATCATCGCATTTTGTTCTGTGTCAAAAACAAACTTATCTGGAATCTCTAATTCAAGCCAAGCATGACCATATCTTTGATCTTTTACATAGCCTGTTTGCCCCGTCACATTACCGTGTGCAAGTCTTAAATTTTCAAAGCCGCCACGACCAAAACTTGCCATTTCTAGCATGGTTTTTACGCTGGATTCATAACAATTACCCATCATTCACCTCCTCATTAAAGTGTATAGAATGTGATTCAGAAGTTATCATTTTATCTACATTAATATTTATACAGGTGGTGTTATCTGGTAAATTAAAGACTTTGCATACAGTTATCCAATCATCTTCATTTTTAAAATCGGATTCCCAAAATGTATATTTATTCATCATTCACTCCTCCTCATAAAAAAAATCATCTGCTTGTTCTAAAAGATTTTCTACACCATATAATTGACGAAGTTCTTTTTGCCATTGGACTTCATTAGGCTCACTTTTAATTTGATTTCTAGCTACACCAATTAAACACCTAATGACTTCTAATGATATTTCTAGTTCTTTACTTTCCTTTTTGAATGTCAGGCTCATTATTTATCTCCTTATTAATTTTTTTAATATTTTTTAGGTAAGTTTTTCTGTCGATCTTACCCAGATACATTAACTCTTTCTCAAAATCGAGGGCCGACATCCACTCCTCGTAGGATTTGAAACGATTTGGGAAAGGCCTAGAAATAGACTTATTAGACTTTATAGACTTATTAGCTGTCTTGTTAGCTTTGCTAGTCATATTTGCTCCTTTATTGTTGTTGTTGTTCTAATAAACATAACAGTTAGCTCTAAAGTATCTGTGGAGAAACACCTTGTCAAGCCCTACGAAGTAAAAACCTATATGTTTTTTTCTGATCTATGATCTGAACTGATCTGACTACTGACTAACAACTTAATATAAAAAAGACCTACTTTATTAGCATAGTCTGTTGACTATACCTAGCATTAAGCATACTATATTACTGTGAGAAATCACATAATTTTTAGATATATTTTTCATATTTAATACTCCTTATGGCCCTCTTCATTGAGGGCTTTTTATTTCTTGACATAATATTGATCTTATTATTTAATTTACTATATAATTTTTTAACTAAATAATTTTAAGGAGATTAATAATGATTGATACAAATACTTATACAATATCAAATTCAGATTTTAAAAAAACTGATTTTGGGTATGTTTTAAATTTTCTCGGAGCTGAAATTGTGATAGAAAAACATCCTCGCTATTCTTTTGTGGTATATATTAAATCTATGGATGAAGAAATACCCGAATGGGGAAAAGAAAACTCCCGTCATTTGATTCTAAGTGATGCTATGGATAATGCAGAAGCGATTGCAAAGAACATTTGGCTAGAAAAACAGGGGCCTGAATTTATGGCAGGTTATTTAGCATATCAACATGATTGGTTTAAAGGAAGGGAGCATAAATAGGAGATTAAAATGAGAAAGGATAGAGATATAAATGAGAGTAAAAAGTTTAATGATTTTAACAAAGATTTAAATAAAGTCTTAGAAAAGCATTATCCAAATACCGATTATGAATGGGAATATTATGACGAAAATTATATTGATACTTCATCAACAGATAAAAATGTTAAGTGGAGATTAGTAAAAGTTTATTTAGATGTAGAGGGAGAATATAATGAGGAAGGATAGAGAAATTTTTGAGGCCATAGTAAATAGTGGTTATATGATAGAAATAAAATGTTCGTCTGGAGAGTATTTATATCATGGAAAAAATATAAAAGCAGCCATGTATAATTTAAGATGTGTTGATGAAGCATACATTTATGTCTTACAACAACATGAAATTGATCCTGATATGTATAGTAGTGTAGGTTGGATTTATTGGATAAATGGTATGCACTATGATTACCATACTGAAAATGTATCTGACTACAGTATAAGCCTAGATGATAAAATAAATTTAAGTACAGTCGTCTGGGAGAATAATTCAAAAGAGATTAATTATGTATAAATTTTTAGATTACATCTATGAACATCATTTCTGGAAAGTCAAAACTGTGCAACTTGTATTAATTGTAATTTTGTTTAAGATATTTACAGTTTAATTTTTTAAGGAGGATTTATAAATGAAAAATAAAACTAAATCGTTAATCGAAAGAGCAAACCAATTATCTGATAGTGATAAAGAACTTTCTGGTTGGAATAATATGATATATAAACCTAAGTGTGATCCAAAAGACATACATAGAGGATATGGTATTGGCAGTTATTATGGAATAAAACCTAATACTACTCATGACCTTTTAGCCAAGTTTATTGTTGATACTACTGAGGGTTATGTGACGGGTAAAGGAGCTGACTACATTGCAATAGCAATTATGGAACTACATCATTGTTTCTGTTATTTGGATAGATGGAGAACTGAAGAATTTATAAAGGATAATCCAGAGCTACTTAAATTAGCTTCTATCTATACAAAAGTCTATGGCTGTCCTAATAGAAGTCTTGAAGATTTAGAAAGCAAGATCAAGGAGGCAGTATGACAGATAATCCAAAAATAACTTTTAGCAAAAAATCGTTATGGCTAAATCAAGCTCCTTGTTTTAACTTTGAGTTAAATCAAGATCAATTACTTGATAAAGCATTAAAAGAAAATTTTGTTAAAAAAATAGATGATGATTTGTATGAATTAAATTTTGAGCATAAGTCATTTAAAAATTTAGTAGATACAGATAAGGAGTGATTATGAATAATTATCAAAAAAAATTAAACCTAAGAGATAAAATGCTAAAGGGTAAAAAAGAAAGAAACGAGTGGTTTATTAACTTTGTTAATGGTCTTGAAAGTCTTTTTAATGAAACTGTAAAGATGGATAGCTTTATATCTGAGGTTGCAGAGCCTTCACATTTAGAGCTTGAAGATTGGCTTTGTGTTGGGGAACATGAAACAGTTACCCCTTATAATGATGGTAAGGATTACATAGCCCACTATAAAGCCAAAAAAAGTATATTTACTAATTTGGTTGAGCTAAAGTCTAAAGGTAAACATCTAACAACTGAAAACCTTCAAGACATAGTTCTTGAATGGGATAGTTGGCACTATTCTTAAGCCTTAAACTTTGTCCCCCATAGCCCTCTTAATTGAGGGCTTTTTTTTGTGATCCTTTTAGGGTTATAATCTGTATGTAAACATCAAACAATTTTAAGGAGGTTAGAATGTTTAATAAAAATACGAATGAAATATCTAAATATGATCCTGAAGAACAGGGTTTTATGTCTAATGCATTTAGCGAAATATTAGAAGGTCAAGGACTGACTGATACTAGAGCTGATGAATTAGGAAAAGCAGTTGCCCCTCTTAGGTGGCAGGGAACACAATTTGATAAGGCAGGAATATATCAAGCAATTAGTCGCTGTGAATTTGGCAATTTAAGGTGGCTTGAAAAATACTATTTCGGCTTGTTATTAGTCGCTGATGAATATGCTAAATCTGTAGGCTATAAATCTCCCTTAGATACTTTAAATGACTATAAAGATCATGAAAAAAAGGGGAGGGTATAAATCATGGGTGTTCATAATATTTTAATCAATGAAACTAGAAAAGAATTTATTGATCCTACGAGTTTAGGGTGTTTATACAAACCTAATGAATTAGCTTGGAATGATGTTGGCTCTGTCGTCAGTATGTCAAAGGCTTGGCATTTTTTAACTAATGAATTTGTGACTGTTCCTTACCCTTGGAAAGATAAAAGTAAATGTAAACTTATCCGTAGTGATAGCAAAATATGGGATATTGTTAATAAATTTGGCTCTTGGTCTGGTGATCATGTTAGATGGGACATTTTAGAAAATTATTATCATAAAGATCATTTAGAAACTTTGGGAGGAAAAAAATATTTTGCTAAACATTCTATAGCTACCAAACAAGTAGAATTAAATGGTTATGAACAACTTGTTGAGCCTATCTATAAAAGTATAGGCCATGAAGTTAGAAGTATGTTTGAGTTTTGGCACAACGAAAACACCATTAGAGAATATGATATTGGCAAACCTGTAGCCCAAAAAATTGAGAATGAAGAATACTACAGTGTGAAATTCATTCCTTGGAATTTTGGTAAAACCTATCTGGAGAGAAAAAAAGAAGCTCGGAGATGGGGAGATAAATATCCATATTTGCATGTTGGTTATGAATATATTTTAAAATATCGTGATGGCAGAAAAGCATTCTGGGATAGTATGATTGACACCACAGACAAAGAAGCTATTAAAAATATTAAAAAATTAAAGGAGGTAGAATGAAAATGTCAGAATTGATCTACAAACTGAAAAGAAAATGCGATGAGGACACAGAAGCTGTTTTGATCTGGTTTAACTTTTTCTTTTTGGTTTTTTTGGTTTTAGTTCATCTAATTACCAAAACATAAAAATAATTTATCCATTTTTTAGGCCCTCATTTTTGAGGGCTTTTTTTTCTGATCTTGATCATCTATACTTTTAGCTGGTAATTCATAAACAAACTATAAGGAGGTTTTAAATATGGATACTATAAAAGATAAGGAAAAGCTAAAATATTGGGAAACAAAACACCAATATAAGGCTTTTATGTCTAGTGTATTAACTGATAAAAATTTTATTAAATTTATTAATGAGGTTTTTTTATCTTTAAAAAGTGAAGAAGACTATCAGGCAAAAGGCTTTGTCTTTGATCGTAATATATTCAGTTCTGCTGAGTTCTATTATGCTAATCAAAATCATTTAATTAGCTTATACAAAACAGGGGGGCAAATATGAGTACATCATATCCAATCTGGAACAAGATAAACTCTTGCATCTATTCCAAGAAGCAAGGAGCAAGAACGGGAAATAAATCTTATGGCATAAGAGAGCATGGAGAAAATAACATAGTTATTGGGACTTCGGCTTCTAACTCTCATGATTTTGTGCAAACTAAAACAACTCATAGAAAAAAGGAAGATGGCTCTAGGGAGTATCGCTTCTATGTTGATGGTATTTTAATTTGTCGTGCAACTTTAACCAAAGGATCACATAGCCCTAAAATTGAAAAGGCAACTATCAAGGGGTTGGAGGTATAACTTATGGGAGCATGGACAATTGAAGAGCTACAAACATGGTTAAAAAAATTTGATGATCCTAATTCAAGTATGAATTACTTTTTAGGTGGCCCAAGTGATGAATTAATTAAAGAAGCTAGAGCATTACTAAAAGAAAAATTAGCTTTAAGGGGGATAGTTGAACATGAATAATTAAATTATTGATCCTGAGATTAAAAGGCCCTCTTCATTGAGGGCTTTTTATTTATCTGTACTTATGTTTAAATTATTAATTATGAAGGGTATTAAATATAAATATCTCGAACTAAAAGACCTCGACAACGGGGGCTTTTTTACTTTTAAGCCAAATAGTAAAACTGTTTGGATCAAGGAAGAATATTGTCACAGCTCTAAAAAATGGAGTTGCAAAAAGTGGCACGACATAAACCATGAGAATTTTTTCTCAGGCAATAGAAAAGTATTTGCTGAACTAGATTTTTAAAGGAGGGTTAAATTATGGATAGTTCAAGTTTATATTTTAAAGATGAAAAATATTTACCTGTTATTTTTAAAAACTTTTATGACACCATAAAAGGCAATAAAGACTATGCACATTTAGATCAGGGGCAAACTTTTATGTATATGTATTCTTGTAAAAATCTAAAGTTGGATTATTTCAAGGGGAAATTTGATAGAAAGTATACTTCTGTTAATGGGTTAACTAATTCAGAAATGGATAAGATATTAGAAAAGGAGGGGATAGAAATCCATTTTGAAACACTAGGGGATATTTAAAACCTAGTTGCAATTAAAAGGCCCTCTTAATTGAGGGCTTTTTTTTTTGGCCTCAATCTTTGGACTATCTAAAGACCATCTAAAGACCATCTAAAGACTTCCAGCAGCTTATTGATCCTTAATTGATCCAAAACACTATTTAACCACCTCAAAAACCACCAGGGCAAAAACCAAAATTGACAAAAATGGGGTTTCTGATCCTCTTTGACCAGGGAAATTTGATCTAAAAATTACAGATCTCTTTCACTTTTTTGCAAACAAGCATGGTTACTGCTTTTCAGAGATAATTGAAAATTTTGATAAATTTTTGAAGTTGACCAGAAACAATGAACAGGGATTGATCAAAAAATGACCATGAGGCCCAGAGCTTTTCTTTTTA